CAAGATGCTCGATTGGGATAAGCCGCTGAGTCAGCAGCATCCTGATGTGCAGGCGGCGTTAAAGTCGCTGCATGGCAAAGATGCACTAGACAGACCACTAGATAGGGCAAAGCCAATGTCCGAAACAGACATAGGGCAGTGGTTATATCTAAATATCCAAGATGGCAGGAATCAGCGACTAGCGTCTGAGGCGCTGCAAAAGCAAGGCATCCCCGGCATTCGCTACCTAGACGGCGGCTCACGCGGCGCAGGCGCAGGCACATCTAACTATGTTGTATTCCCCGGCAATGAAGGCTTGCTGAACATCCTTGAGCGTAACGGGCAAGTTTTATCAGGAGTTCCAACACCGCCAGCCAATGTCAATGCGCTATCGTATCGAGGAAGTCATACAGCACCGGGGCCGGATTATGGTGCGCCACTATATGATTTGACTGGTAATGGGCAGATGTATCCTGCGGATGTGTATTCGGCTAAGGCGGCGCAGTATTACGGCACAGGCTATCCAAAGGCAGACAAAGAAGCGTTTGCTTTGGCACAACGTGTACGCGGCAATCCAGATGCTGAGGTCACGATGTATAGGGCGGTGCCAAAGGACGAGAAAATCACAAGTATCAATCCGGGTGATTGGGTTACCTTAAGCAAAAATTACGCGCAAACGCACGGGGAATCTGTACTTAGCGGTGATTACAAGATTTTGAGCCAAAAAGTTAAGGCCAAGGATTTGTGGACAAACGCCGACTCCATCCATGAATTCGGCTACCAGCCACAAAACAAGCAAGCTGGGGTTATTAGGGTTGGTGAGGGTGTGCCGTTGTTTGGTGCAGCGCCATTCGCATCATTACTCGATGAAGATACCCGTAAGCAAGTGAATTCCTATTTTTCGCTCAAACCTTGAGCAAACGGCATCCACCAAGCCGATATTGGTGAGAAGGAGATCGTATGATTGAGCAAGAAACCGTCTCAGATGACGAGATTGAAGAACCTACCGATGAGGTAGAGGAACCAGAGGTAACTGAGGAGCCTGAAAGCACTGAGGAGCCTGAAGCCGAGCTAGAGGAAGATGAGGTTATCGTACAAATTGGCGATGAAGCCCCACCAGAGGAAGAAGTTAGAGCGCCTGATTGGGTGCGTGAGTTGCGTAAGTCACACCGAGATTTACAGCGACAAAACAAGGAACTGCAAGCAAGGTTGCATGGTTCAGCCCCACAGGTTGAGCAACTTGGCAAGAAACCCACCCTAGAAGATTTTGATTACGATGCCGAGCGATTTGAGGGCGCATTAGAGTCTTGGTTCACCAAGAAGCGCCAGCATGACGAATTGCAGATTCGTGCTAGACAAGAGGAGCAGACTCAGCAACAGGCATGGCAATCAAAACTGGAGCAATACGGCAATGCACGCCAAGAGTTGAAGGTTAAGGACTATGACGATGCAGAGGCAGTAACTCAAGAGTTGTTATCCACCGTCCAGCAAGGTATCGTGCTGCAAGGCGCTGATAACTCCGCTTTAGTTGTTTACGCTTTAGGTAAAAACCCTAAGAAGGCTAAAGAACTGGCATCCATCACAGACCCCGTTAAATTTGCATTCGCAGTCGCTAAACTGGAGAAAGACTTGAAACTTACAGCACGAAAATCAGCCCCACCGCCTGAACGCAGTATCGTTAAAGGCAGCGCACCATCGTCAGGCTCCGTTGATTCAACATTAGACCGCCTGCGTGCTGATGCTGAAAAAACTGGTAACTACACCAAGGTGATTGCATATAAGTCTAAAAAGCGTGCATAATCACGCATATAGGTTTCGCCAGCCTTGATTGGCAGGGTTATTAAATTTGCGAGCAACCATTCGGCTCCTTAAAAACGAATGAGTAAAGTGTGGGTTTAACTTCATTCATTTTTTTTCAAGGAGCCTTATCATGGCAAACGCATTTAGTAAAGAAGAACGTGTAGCGTTCGAGAACCTCTTGGAAGGTTTCCAAGACGCTCTGGTGTTGTCTCGCAACGTCAGTATCTATAACACCGACAGCGTAACGATGGAACGCGCTCGTGACACCATTTGGCGACCACAGCCTTACATCGCTCAGTCGATTAACAGCACGCCCGGCTCAAGCATTTCTGCTTCGTATCAGGACATGACTCAGTTATCTGTGCCAGCATCGCTTGGTTACAGCAAAACTGTGCCTTGGACTATGACGACTCTGGAACTGCGCGATGCCTTGCAAGAGAACCGTTTGGGTTCCGCTGCTCGTCAAAAGCTGGCTTCGGACATTAACGTTGCTGTTATGAACGTGGCTGCTGCTCAAGGTACTTTGGTCGTTCCAGTGGCTACTGCCTCTGGTGACTATGATGATATTGCCCTGTGCGATTCCATCATGAACGAGCAAGGTGTTGCCTCTGACAACCGTTACATGGCTCTCTCTAGCCGTGACTACAACGGTTTGGCTGGTAACTTGGCAGTTGCTACCCGTTCATTCGGTAACAACAAGTCTGACAAGGCTTATGAGCGTTCATACGTTGGCATGGTTGCTGGCTTTGACACTTACAAACTTGACTACGCTAACCGCTGCTTGGACAACGCCACTTCTGGCTTGACCATTGCAACCAACGGCGCTCAAGTTGAGTTTGCGCCTTCTGCTACCAGCGTCAGCGTTGGCGGTCAGATCAACGTGGATAACCGCTATCAAACCGTTACCATCAGCAGCACCACTGGCGTTCTCGCTGGCGATGCGTTCACTGTTGCTGGTATCGAGGCGGTGCATCACATCACCAAGCAGTCAACTGGCGAACTAAAGACATTCCGTGTCATTAGCATCACCAACGGTACAGACATGGTGATTAGCCCTCCAATGATCGGCGGCGGCGGCGGAACGGATGCTGAGTTGCAGTATCAAAACATCCATGTGGCAAGCACTTCCGCTACTGCCGCATTGACGTTCTTGAACATCAACGCTTCCAACATCAACCCTTTCTGGCACAAAGACGCTATCGAAATCTTGCCCGGTCGTTATGCGATCCCCGGCGATGCTGGCACAGCAGTGATGCGTGCAGCTACCGATCAAGGTATCGAACTGGTGATGCAGAAGTGGTACGACATTGACAGCATGACTATCAAGTACCGCCTCGACACACTGTTTGGTGTGGTCAACAAGCAACCTGAAATGTCAGGTATCCTGTTGTTCAATCAGGCGTAACGTAACAAGCAGGGAGGGTTCGCCCTCCTTGCTTATTTTTAGAGATATAAATGATCGACTTACCAGCCATTCTCTACAAAAGCCCCGGACGGTTTAAGCACCCTCGTGGTAAAACATACAAAACCATTGGTGCTAAAACGCCAGAGGAATTGAGCAAGTTGTTAGAGTCTGGGTGGCACGCGACATTTGAAGAAGCAACAGACGTTGCTGGAGAAAAAGCCTACGGGGTTCCTCCAAAAGTCGCTAAATGGCGGCTTCTGAAGAAGTCCAAGAAGCGTAAGAAGCCTGCTAAAACTCTCGTTAAGAAGGTAGAGGCTACAGTGCTAAAGAGCGATGAGACAGCACCACCAACACGATTAGAGTTGGAGATTAAGGCGCTAGAGTTGGGCATTAAGTTTGATGGACGCACCACAGACAAGCGGTTATCTGATCGAATTACTGAATCGCTGAAAGGTTGAACATGGGATACAGCAAGCGTCAATTCGTCAATGCGGCCTTTGAGGAAATCGGGCTTGCGTCCTACGCCTTTGACTTGCAGCCTGAACAACTACAGTCAGCTATGACTCGCTTGGATGCAATGATGGCTGAGTGGAACGCCAAGGGTATTCGTGTCGGCTATCCAATCACCACCAACCCAGATAACAATGACCTCGATGAGCAGACCAACGTGCCTGACTCAGCTTACGAGGCAATCATTACTAATCTGGGTGTACGCATTGCTCCGGGCTTTGGGCGGCAGGTTATGCCTGACACAAAAGGCACTGCAAGACAAGGCTACAACACCCTACTCTCGCGTGCTGCTATGCCATTTGAGAAGCAGTTTCCAAATACACTGCCATCAGGCGCTGGAAACAAGCCTTGGGCGAGTACAGATCAGACCTTCATGCCAACACCCGTAGCCCCAATCTTGGCTGGCGAGGACGGCGAGATTCAATTCAACTAGGAGCAGTCATGCCAACCATCAATCAATTACCTGTCGCTAGTTCTCTGTCTGGTGGCGACAACTTCCCTTTGTGGGCACCAGATCAAGGTGACTCTCGCCGAACCTCGCTGACCAACATCAAGACCTTTGTGCTGGAAAGCAATACCGTTCTCACAGCGACAAGCTACGTCGCAATCACCGCAACAAATGTTGCCAGCCTCCCAACGGCAGCGGCTGCTGGGGCTGGTGCTCGCGCAACGGTTAATGACTCCAACGCTGCACTTACCGCAGGCATCGGGGCTGTTGTAGCGGCAGGTGGGGCCAACGTGGTGCCCGTATTCTCTGACGGTACAAACTGGCGCATTGGCTGAACATGCAAGTCGGAATCGTCAACGGCATCTATACCGATACAGGTAATGAGATTCGCACCTCTTATCCTGTCAACTTAGTTCCTGTCCCACAAAAGTCTGGC